CCTTGGCAAGGTGCCGCTCTACCAACTGAGCTACAACCGCATCGCTGCCCCACCTGGACTCGAACCAGGGACACTCGCATTAACAGTGCGATGCTCTGCCAACTGAGCTATGGGGCATTAGACGTTAGATGACTGAAGGTAAGCCTTAAGGCTCCCTACAGACATTGACACCTTAGTTTCATCATTATCTACTCCTTCACCATCCATGATGGCATTAGCAATAGAACTCTTCTGTTGTAGGGCTTCCCATTGACGTTCCTCAACGGACCCTGAGATAACTATATCTTGAATTACGATAGAGGGCCAGGTTGAGGATGCTCTCTTAATACGGCCGTTACGCTGTGTGGCTGTGCCCGATGACCACGGCAGGTCATAGTTAACCAACATGTTGGCTGCAGGCAGGTCTACCCCGTAACCACCAGCATCGGAAGAAATAAGAACACGAACACTAGGGTCGTTATTAAAAGCAACCTTGTTATCTTCTTTAGTTTTAGCATCTAACTTCCCTGAGTATAGTCGGCACTGCTCTGGTCCTAAAGCCGCAGCAATCTTGTCAAGCATGTCTACGTAGGTAGCAAAGATAACTACTTTGTTTTCTTGATTCTGCTCCAAGAAGTCTTTAACGTACTGAGTAAGATAGTCAAGCTTAGGCGAGTTATTAACACTATCAAGAAGACCCCCATCAACCAGTTCAGTGACATAAGCAGAACCCTCTCCATTCATTTGTTTAAACTTAGCTGCACTACTACGTAGTAGTTCGGGATGAGAACAGAGCATCTTTAATGCTCCAATCTTAGACATAATCTTACCGCGCATCTCGTCCTCAGGGCCACCGCGACGGGACTCCATCCCATAGTGAGCCATGATATTAAAGTTAGAACCAAATAAGTCTTGAGCCTCGTCAAGGTCTGATAACAAGTCTTGTGATATACGTGTGTATAGTTTTGAGCAGGCTCTATCAAAGACAATCTTTACTGGGTCTTTGTGGATAGTGTCAGGTAAGTATGGGGCAACGTCTGGGTCTTTCTGCGCTTTACGTACAGAGGCCTCCTTCATCTTAGTGTGAAGGGTAGATAGGTTGCGGTAGTACTGGGGTGCTCCCCAAGAGTTTCTTACGATAAAAGCAGCATCAAAGATATCAAACCGACCAAGTACGCTGGCGTCAACGAACTGCATAATGCTATACAGCTCTTCAGGCTTACCATTTTCAATCGGAGTACCAGTGAGTGCAAATCTATATGGCGCATTGATTAACTTCTTTACTGCTCGGGAACGTTTGGATTTGAAGGACTTGATGGCTGTGGCTTCGTCAAGGATAACGAATCCTCGTGGTAAGTCTTTGATGAAATCCCAGTCGTTAACAACTTGCTCATAGTTAAGGATAATGTAATCAATCCCTGTATTCCGCCAGTCCATTGCTTCGGCGTATTGTTCTGCACGCTTCTTCGGCGTTCCATCAATAACCAAAGCTTTTGAAGTTCCACCTGTAAATTTCTCAATCTGTCCAGCCCACTGATACTTCAATGAGGATAGACAAATTATAAGACCAGGCTCCTTTACTTTCTTGGTATCCATCAGTCTTTCTATAGCGGCGATGGTTAAGACAGTCTTGCCTAGTCCCAAGTCGTAGGCAACTAAAACCCTACCGCGCTCGCACATCTTATCGACGGCTTCTGGTTGGTAGGGTAGAAGGGTGCCTGTAAAGGTCAAGCGTCTCTCCTCCAGTGAAGATAAGAGCGAATGTAAACAATCCCGTAGGCAACAGCAGCAACAATAAACCCATACTGGTTTGTTATTAAAGCGTAGACAATCCAAAGACACTCATTGAGACATAGGATTAACCATCCCCAAATAGTTTTTCTACCTACGAAAAAGATACCAGTTACGCCAATAGCGGCTAGTAACCAAGACCAATACTGATAGTCAATCATACGTATGCTCTCATCCTTGTAGCAATTAAGACCTCTAGGTCTTCAAGCGTACCACTGTTAACAAATATCTGGTCAACCCGCTCTCCGTCCATGGCTGTCTCTGATACGTGAGGGTTAACGGCACCTACTCCAGGGCGCTTGATACGCCATATCTGGGAGTTGTCGTACTTACGGATAGCGGCAGCTTCATTAGGAAAACGCACATCAGTAATAACAAAGTTACCTTCAAAGTGAACCTTACGTAATGCTTGCTGTATCCAGAAGGTCTCACCGAATGTTTTGCGAGCGCCTACACCTAAGTTCTGTAGAAGGTTGCGAACCTCTGGAAACGCAGTCTTTGCCACATCCCAGCCATAGCCATCTACAACACCTTGAAGTCTGTAGCCCCCGTCTTTGACTGCAGGGTTCATCTCGTAAAGCAGTTCGCGGATAGGGTCAGCAAACGCAACGCGTGTGTAACCATACTTTTGAACTAGTATCTCAGCCAATGTGTCTTTACCTGACTGTGCGTAGCCTGTTAATCCGATAATCATTCATGCTCCTCTGGACAACACTCTTTACATGCTCTTATTAAAGTGGCTGAACCCCTTAGCGCTTCCCAATGGTCTGCAGTAGGCTTATCACAGAAAGAACAATACTTAGCACGTTCCTTGTTCTCTGCTGATACCTTCTCTAGGTAATCGCGCAGAGGGCCCGCGTCCATCCACTTAGCGCTGCTGCTCATGGCATATACCCTAGTATGTGTCTTGCGTTTTGCAAACCCCACTCAATCTCTTTACGAGACATCCCGCCGACATCTTTCTGGTCAGTCTGTGCGTAGTTAAAGAACCAAGAAGACAGACCGATATCCATAGCCTTAAACCTTAACTCTTCGGTGCAAGACCTGCCAGCGTCGTCATTGTCTAAAGCAAAAATAGGTCTAGTCGCTCCCCTAATCATGCTCCACTGAGTATGTGAGACGGCGCACCCATAAGTGGCGACAGCCCCCTCTATACCTAAAGAAGCTAAGCGAATAACATCTAAGGGGGACTCAACAACAATCATGTCCCCACCTTTGTAGTGCTCATATCCAAACAAGGCTTCGCTTTTTTTAACACCAGTGGTGTTTCTAAAGAACCTGGTCTTGTGGCCCTTCTCTTGCCATCCTAAAAGTTTATTAGTAATCGGGTCTCTAATAGGAATAATCCAGTTGCTCTGATTATGGTTCCACTTCACTCCATATTTAGCTACTGCCTCAGGTAATAAACCTCTGCTCAGGGAAATATCGTCGGGTACCTGTCTGAAAGCGTGAAGCATCGACTCATGAATAGGCGCGTACTCTTCTTGCTTAGGCTTCTCACCTTCGATTAACTGCTTTATACGAGCAGCTAATCTAGTCACTGTTACATCTACATCTATGGTGGCGTCGATAGTCCCACCTAAGTAGTTGACTAAGGTTTGTAAGCCACCCTTCCAGTCACAAGAAAAACAAATAAATAAACCGTTCTCTCCATTAATCCAAAAGGACGGGTTGTTATCTTCTTTACCTGTACGTTCTTTATGAGCGGGGCAGTGCAGTTGTATCTCACTGTTCCTAATAGAAACAATCTTAAGACCAAGGACTTCTAGTGTGTCTTCGATGCTAGATGTCATTTACGTCAATCTCTCTAAAGGTACCTGTGCTCCAATCCCAGATAAGCGATATCTCCATACGTCCAGAGTTACGGCTTTCTAGCACCTTCAAGATACGAGTGTCGTCTACGTTCTCATCTTCACGCTGTAGACCAAAGATGACGTCAGCATCTTGGTGGAAGGATGATGAGTAACCAATAGAGTCGGCAGTTACTTGACCTTTACGCATCTTCCAGTTAAGAACCTGAGTTGTAATAACAACTGGCACCTTGTACTTCTGAGCCATGCGCTTTAGGGAACGAGTGATGTTAGTAATAGCCTGTGGGGTGTTAGCTTCCCCAGTCTGTTCGTCAATCATTAAATAAACACCGTCAATAAATACAATCTCTGGATGTAGCACTGACAACTTACTAGCTATACCAGAGACTGTAGAACCATTGGCTGAGTCAACTAACCAGAATGGCTTACGCATGTTCTCCATAGAACGAAGCTTTGCTTGATACCTTGCTTCTTCTTCGTTATCTAGCAAACCATTGATAAGACGTGAGTGTGAGATGCGTGCTCGCATAGCGTCGTAACGAGTCTGCTGTTCGTGGTTACTCATTTCAAATGACTGGAACATAACTGACTTGTCCTGTAGGTGAACGTTCTGTGCAAACTGCAAAGCAACAGTTGACTTACCAGTCTTAGGTGGAGCAACAATTACAATTAACTGACCAGGCTGTAGACCACCAGTAACTTGGTCAACACTAGGAAACCCTGTTGCTGTTCCAAGTAACCCTGGGTTGTTTTTACGGAAGGTGTATTCGTCCCAACGCTTCTGTGGTTCATCAATAAGGTTTACATCGCTAGTCTTACCTAGCCCGTCCTCTTCTAAACCAATGATGCCAGCTTGAACTATACGTAGTCCTTCTTCGTGGTCTTTAGTAGAACCATATGTGGCAGCGGCAGACTCCAACATCTTTAAGAATGAAGAAGAACGACGTGTAGCAACAACGCTGTCAATTAAATACTCTAAGGCGTCAGCAGACTCATGCTGTTTCCATGATGGGAAGTTCTGTGTTACTACCTCAAGGCTTGGACACTCTGCATACTTAGAGAAATGGTCGCGTACAAAAACCCATACACGTCTTACTTCACCGTCTACAAACCATGCGTCTTTAACACCACGGTCAAATAATGGGGCGAGGTCGCGGCTCTCTAATACTTTACTTAATAGTCGTAGTTCGTTGTTCATTGTAAGTCAGCGAATGTCCTTCCCCAGTGTCCGTAACGTAAGAGGCGAGAGTCTACATCAACTACACCAACTACTTCAGGTCGATAGGGAAGTTCGCTGAGCAAGTGTTTGTCCGATTCATACGCCGTGTAGTATCTAAATGGGTTAGTACCGTTCTTGTCAAGCTCATCCATGGTCTCTGACAAACCATCATCATCTAGCTCAAACGATACTAACTCAAGCGTGAAGCCAGCCCTAGTTGTAAAAATGTACAAATAGGACAAAGCATCACGTCTAAACTTTTTATTTATTTGTACGGATGGGATGACAAGAAGCTTACGCTTTACTGTCATCTCCACATCCATAATAATGTCTGTGGTAACTAATATCCTTCTGGGGAGTTCGTTACTGATATCCCCCTTCTTCATTAAAAGACTTCTATCTTGCCGAAGTTTATTACAAACTCCCTGAAGGCTTCCTTTGATGAACGGGCATTACTGATATCGTCCTTGGACGCACGGCTAGAAAACTCTAACGGATAATTATCGCCACCGTTTGCTTTGATGCGTGCGCTTACAAACTTAACATGCTTGCAAGTATTGCGACCACGATAACCAGGGCAGGTGCAGTACAGCTTGTTACTATCGTCCACTGATACTTCATAGATACCAGGACCAGGTGACTGTGTTTGACTAAGAAACACTTGTACTAGTTTAGTTTCCATTACCTTGCTCATTCTCGTAGGTCTCCTTTGTTAGTAACCATTGGCAAATACATAAACGCTTCCTTAGCAAAACTCTCGGTAGCATCGCCGTAAAGACTACCCCAGTCGTCAAGACTGACGTTAGTGGTTACTATGGTTGGCAGTCCAAGATTGAATCGTGTACGTAGTACATGATGCAAAACGTTCTTCTGCCACCCACTTAGGCTAGCGTGCTCCTTGCCTACGTCATCAATCACTAGGACTCGGATGTTGTAGGAGTCGTGCGCTTCACCTAAGAGACCATAGTAGAGGACCTCCTCCCAGTCTGTCGGGCTATCCATCATGCGACCTGATAAAG